CGGCCGACCACGGCCCGGCGCCGGCCATCCAGCGCGTCTCGATGTCGAGGCCGACGAGCTGGGGGACGCCGGCCGGGAACGCGGCCTGGAACGCGGCGAGCTGGGCACCGGTGAAGGCTGTCGAGCTCCGGGGCGTGGACCTTGATCCGGCGCCCACCCAGGAACGCATACGTGATCATGAGACAGTCACTCTCCGTGAACCTCGGGCCGTGGCCGGGTGGCACGTCGGACAGGCGAACCAGTGACCATCCACCAGCACCTCGGGGCCCCGCACTGGGTGCAACGGGGGGCTTCCGTGGTCGCTAACGCCTGAATCCTTTCAGGATAACAGACTCCCGAGCGCTTGTAACTGTGGCAGTTGTGGCAGTTCCGGCCCCTACTGTTACTCCGTGGGGGACGAATGGTTTTCGAGTTGAGTAACCGGCTCACTACTCTCCGTAGCAAGGAGTGCTTGCGCGTCTTGATCCACGGGTGAAAACTCCACGTCTCCGTAGGTAGTAACAGTAGGGTCCGGAACTGCCACAACTGCCACGCTTCCCATGATCGACTCGTACAGGTCGCGGACATTCCCCTCGTTCCAGGTGTTCTCCGGACGAATACGGACATTCCACCCTCTCTTACCGGTGCCCCCTTCCCTAACCTCCCGGGCTCCAGGCACCCGGCCAGCCGTCCGGCGAACGCTTTACGCCCGAGCTCGGCCGCGCCCACCTCGGCCGCCCAGCGCTTGAACGCCGAGTAAAGCTCACTCACCGTAGCCCCCAGCCGGTCGCCCTCGGTGAGCTCGCACCGGTCGTCCACCCACTGGCGCACCCGGTCGCTCGCGCGCTCGAACAGCTCCACCACGCGGGGTCGGCAGCGAGCGCGCCACCCCTCGCGCGCCGCACCTGCCAGGCCGTCACCAACCGCACCGCGATACCCGGCAGCTCGGCCCGGAGCTGGGACTCCAGCGAGGGTCCTCGTGGCCCTCGAACGAGCGGCCGAACAGCACCGGCACCATGCGCGCGACGTAGGCGCGGCTGTTCTCTCCGACGGCCGGCAGCTCGTTGGCCGAGAAGGCGAACAGCGCCCGGTTGCGGAACTCGAACTGGTGCCCGTACTTGCGGTTGGCCGTGATCACGTCCTCACCGGTGAGCCGCTTGAACAGCGACAGGTCCCGCACGTCGGCCGCCCGGACGTCCGCGTCCACGTTCAGCCGCTTCCCGTACAGGTTGGCCGCCGCGAAATGATCATCGGAGAGCTGGTGCAGGCTCACCCCGGCCACGAACTCGGGCCCCAGCAGGGCCTCCAGGAGCCGGAGAAACGTCGACTTGCCCGAGCGCGCCGGGCCGAACAGGAACAGGGCCTTGGCCGGCGACGAGCTGGCGTCCAGGATCGCGCTCGCGGCCTCCAGCAGGATGTCGGCCTGGGCACCGGCCGAGCCCTCCAGCCACTCCTTGAACACCGGCGCCTCGGCGTCCGGCACCCAGTCCACCGTGAGCTGGTGCGTCGAGCGGTAGGCCGGGCTGTGCGCCAGCAACTCCCCGGTCTCCAGGTCCAGCATCCGTTGCGGAAGTTGACCAGCGGCCGGTCCGCGTACTCCGGCAGCCGCTCACCGAGCCGCGCGAGCTCGGCCACCAGGAACTCCTCCACGTTCGCCCGGCGCCCGGTGGTGTAGGCGTCGCCCAGCCGGTCGGAGATGGCCCCACGGACGGCCAACGGGTCGATCACGTAGACACCGTCCCGGTAGACGGCCACCGTGTCGTCGCGCGCCAGCACGGCGCTGTGCTCGTCCCTGATCGCGGCGGCCAGGTGCTCCACCAGGAGCGCGCCGTCCGCGTCGAACCAGGGCGACACCCCACCCTCCCGGTCGGCTTTCTTGGCCTCGGGGCGGCGCGCGTGCGGGCATCAGGGGCTTGTCCGACGGCCTCATGGCCTCCGTGTCCGCAATCAGGCCCTCCAGGAGCCTGGTGCGGCGCTCAGAGGCCACCCCGCCCAGGACGTCGTCCAGCCCGGACTTGCCCCCGGCCGGGAGCCGGACGAACCGCACCTCCCGGGCCCCGTTCATCCGGAGCGCGGCGCCCAGCTTGTCCCGGCGTCGTAGACGGCCCGGTTGGTGCCGGCGTCCGCGTCGAGCACCACGAACACCCGGCGCCCGTCCACCACCTCCAGGTGCGCGCTCGGCACGCCGGCCGTCATCCAGCTCTGGCAGCCGGCGATGCCGTAGACGGCCCAGCCCTCGGGCGCGTACGCGGCTGCCGCGATGGCCTGGCACGTGCCCTCCACCAGCAGGACGTTGGTCACCGAGCTGTCCGGGCGCGCCGCGTGGAGCACCGAGCGCGCGCCCTTGGCGAACACGTACTTGGCGGTAACCCGTCGGCCGTCCTCGGTCTCGCGCACCACCGGGACGTCGGGCCGGAGCTGGAGCTCCACGGCGCCGTCCGGGCCGACGTACCGGAACAGGAGCCCGGGCAGGTAGCCGGCCTCTACCGTCCAGTAGTCGGGCGCGCCGCGGTGGCAGGTCACTCGGGCCCTGGACCGACGTCACGCCGGCCAACCAGGCCGTCTCCTCACTGATCGCCCGAGCCGCGAGGAGGGCCCTCTGGGTGTCACTGAAGGATGTTGCTGTGGGCAGATCGTCAGTCAACGCGATACGCTCCGCTCGTCTCTCGGATTCCGGTCTAGGCCGGGTGTCGGTCCAGAGCACGCGACGCGCGGTCGCCCCGGGTACGCCGGGGAGGGGCCGCGCGTCGTGTCATCTTCCGCCCGCTGGGCGCGGCTGTACAGCCGCTTGGACCTCCTCGCGGCAGAACCGGACCCAGTAGCCGGCCGGGCCCTTGGTGAACTTCTGGATCAGCTCGGCACTCGCCCAGCGTTCGATCGTCCGAGGCCCGACGTTGGCCAGGCCGGCGGCCTCGTCCTTGGTGATCAGACACCCGGACGCGCCCTCGGTGTGCTTGTGCTCGGTCACGCGCTCCAGCCCTTCATCTGCACCAACCACGCCTTGAACGTGATCAGCGGGTGCTCCCGGACGTACTCCTCGTATTCGGTCGCCCAGCCGTTGGTGGCGGCCTCGGCCTGCTGGACGTCGTTCTCCCGTGCGGCCTGGTACTCGGTCACGAACGATCGGTGACGGCAGGCCCGGTGACAGCCCGGCGCGTCGCCGCGCCGGGCCACCATCCCCTTGGTGCACGGCATCAGGCCCTCTTACCTCGTCGCCAGCCTCTCGGCCGCTTGTCGCTGTCCGGGCCCTTACCTCGGGGGCCGTCGTACTTCGGGGGCTCGGCCCCACCCTCACGCGCCGGACTCTTCCGGAACTGGTTGCGGCCCCTGCCACCCCTGCCCGTGGGGTTGCCGCTCTGGTCACCCCGGCGGCCCTCCTTGGGGTAGACCGGTTCGATCATGCCGGGCGCCGGAGCGCCCGTGCACAGCCGGTGGCCGCAGTTGATCAGGCACGAACAGAGGTTGACCGAGCCCGAGCCGGTACAGCGCCGGCACGTGGCCGAGCGCCCGGCACCGGCCGCTGGGTTCTGACCGAGCGCCGGGGGCTTGTCCGAGTCCCGACGGAATCGGCCGCCCCGGCGCGGCTTCTCCTCCCCGGTCACGCCGGCTCGTCCGGCGAATCCAGCGCTCGGTCCTGGGGTTGATGTTGAACCCCGGACCCAGGGCGCCGTGACGCGGGTGACGTGGGGCACCCGTTGGCGTCGAACGGGCACCCGAACCCGGGACCGGTGCCCCAACGGATGGCCGGTCCAGCGAACCGCGCGGCCCACTCGGCCCGGGCCGTCTCCCGCTGGCGCTCCAGCTCCTCCTCGCGCGACCCGGTCCCTCCGCATCCTGTCCATGACTCTCGGCATGTCGTCTCCTCGGTGCTCGTGTCGGTCCGTCGGTGCCAGTATCGCATCCTGTCGCTAGCTTGCGCAAGTCTACGCTAGTCGGTAGGGTGGTCCTCGGACCGACATCCGCACGACCAAGGAGACGACGATGCCCGTCCTGAAGAACCCCCGGACCCTGCTCGTCAAGCACACCCGCGACCTGAAGCGGCTTCCGAGAGCATCACCACCACCTGATGACGTGGTCACGCGTCGCGCACCGTCTGGGAAAGCGGGCACCACCCGTCGGCCGCGCCCGGCCAACGAGCACGTGGACCACCGGCCCGAGCTCTGGGTGACGCGCGCCGGCGAGCTGGTGGCCATGTCCAACGTCATCCAGGAGGCGGACCTGCTTGATCAGGTTCAAGATGGCCCAGCTCGGCCGCTGACGCCCGAGGCGTCGACATCGGCGCGCGGGAGGCCCTGAGCCGGCTCACCCCGGTGGAGGTCGCCACACTCCTGGCCCTGGAGGTCTGGGACGGCTCCCTCCCCAGGTGCCGTGATGGTGTGGCCCGAGGCCATCGTGGCCGGCATCGGCGCCCTGGGTGCGAGCGCGGCCTACGTCGCGCACAAGGCGCGCAACTACACCGGGGGCTGGTCGGAGGGGGACATCAACCGGTTCAACGCCCGGAACGGTACCTACGACGCCGGCCTGGAATACCGACGAGTACAACCGGCGGCAAGCCACCCCCGCCGTTCCAGCCCCCGGCCGCGCCCCCGGCGTACTACTTCCTGCCCCAGAGCTCGGCCCCGACGACCGACTGGGCGACGTTCTACGAGGCCCAGGACGCCGCGCGCCGGGAGGGCACCTCGCGGTTCGGTGAGGGTGGCTGGCGAGAGAGCCCCGAGGACACCCAGCCTCCCCCGTACGACGGACCGACAGGACGGTAACGGCCATGATCAAGTTCAGGAAGAGTCCGGCGCGCAACGGTGGCGCCCAGCCCCCGAGCTGGCGCGAACAGCACGGCCGAAACCAGGTCCGTCGTGACGCCGATCGGCTGTGGGCGCGCATCACGAGCGGCCAGGAGGGCGACTGGCAACGCCCCGGCTGGACCTTGCACCCGGGCTACACCTGGGAGGACTACGTCAGGGACGGCCAGCCGTCCCAGCGCCAAGTCCTGCGCCGGGTGGAGGCCCTGGACCTCCTGGTCTCCGAGGGCAAGCTGACCAAGATCACAGGCACCAACGGCATGGAGTACATGATCAACCGAGGCCCGGGAGGGTGGTTCAGGTGAAGTTCCGCAAGAGCCCAGCACGCAACGGCGGCGCCAAGCCCCCGAGCTGGCGTCAGCGACGCCGGATGGAGCGCGAGGCCACGCGGGACCTCCAGGTGGCCACCGACTCCCTGTGGATCTACACCAAGTTTCTCCGGGAGACTTCCAGCTCGGGTTCCGCCCGGCGACGGACCTGCGCCCGCGCGTCGTGACGCCGGCCGAGCTGGGCGCGCTGTTGATCTCTCAGGGTGGAGCGCGGCTGGTCCGAGCGCCGAGTCCAGGAGGCACTGGAGCACGGCGTCCGGGACGGTTGGGTCCGGCGCGTCGCCACCACCGACGGCCGGCGTGGCTACGCCGTCGTGCCCGAGCGGTTCCGGTAGAACCTGAAAGCTGTTAAGGTGACCTCATGACGACGAACCCGAGACACCCTGAGCTGGAACTCCGGCCCTACCAGCACCAGGCCATCAGCGCCCTGGACGCGGCCTGGGCCGGCGTCCGGCGTCCGAGCGCCGGGCCACGCTCCCACGAGGCCGTCAACCGGCCGGCGTGCGTCCTGCCGACCGGTAGCGGTAAGACCGTGATCTTCAGCCGGCTCGGGGCCCGGGCGCACGCGGCCGGCGGCCGAGCGCTGTTCCTGGTCCACCGGGACGAGCTGGTCACCCAGACCGTGGCCAAGCTGAAGATGTCGGCGCCGGGGGCCTGGATCGGCGCCGTCAAGGCCGAGCAGAACGAGGTGGACGCGGACCTCGTGGTGGCCAGCGTCCAGACCTTGGCGCGCGAGTCCAGGCGAGCCATGATCTCCCAGCGCGGCCTGATGCTCGGCGTGGCCGACGAGGCCCACCACGCGGCGTCTCCGAGCTGGATGACCACCATGGCGCACTTCGGCGCCTACCGGCCGATGGACCACCCCGGCCGCGTCCCGTGGGCGGGCTTCACGGCCACCATGGCGCGCGAGGACCGGCGCGGCCTGGGCGACGTGTGGGAGGAGATCGCGTTCAGTCGGTCCATCGGCCAGATGGTGGCGGACGGCTACCTGGTCAAGCCCGTCGGCCGACGTGTCCAGGTGGAGGACTTGAACCTGGCCAAGGTGCGGGCGAGTCGGGGGGACCTCCAGGCCAACGACCTGGGGGACGCGCTGATGGACGCCGGAGCGCCCGGCGCGGCGGCGCGCGCCGTCCTGGAGCACGCCAAGGACCGCCACACGGCAGCGTTCTGGCCGACGGTCGCCACGGCCGAGGCTTTCGTGGACGAGTGCAAGGCCCTGGGTTTGACAGCCGAGCTGATCGTGGGCACGACCAAGACCGAGGACCGGCGCGCGGCGTACGAGCGGTTCCGCACCGGCGAGACGTCGGTCTTGTCGACGCCATGGTGCTCACCGAGGGCTGGGACGCGCCGTGGTGCGATTGCATCCTGATCGGTCGTCCGACCCAGTCGCGCTCGCTGTTCATCCAGATGATCGGCCGAGGTCTGCGGCCCTGGACGCCGGCCGGCAAGACCGATTGCCTGGTCCTGGACCTCATGGGCGCGAGCGAGCGCAACGGGCTGGCCACGCTGGCCGAGCTGGACCTGACGCCGGACGACGAGGACAAGCCCGAGCGCAAGACCAAGCCCAACGACGTGGACGAGGAGCTACTGGACGAGCTGGACGAGGACGGCGCGCTCTGGGAGGAGCCCACCGGCCCCCCTGGTGGCGCGCGACGTCGACCTGTTCGCGGACTCCCCGAGCCTGTGGCTCCAGACCGAGGACCGGGGCTGGTGGTTCATCCCTCACCGACGGCGCCGTCTACTTCCTCTACCCCCAGAGCACCGGCATGTTCGCGCTCGGCCGCGCCCAGACCGGCAACGTCCGCAAGGTGGAGCGGCTGGAGAAGGACATGAGCCTGGAGTACGCCATGGCCTGGGCCGAGACCTACGCGCGGAGGAGGACAGCCCGTTCGGCACCATCAGCCGGAGGACGGCCAAGTGGCGGCAGGGCCGCGCCGCGCCGACGCGCCAGCAGGTCACCATGGCCAAGTTCCACGGCGTCCCCGAGGAGCTGATTCTGGCGTGCCAGACCAAGCGCGAGCTGGCCGACTTGATCAGCGTCCGGATGGCCACCAAGGTCTTGGCCAAGGTGTCTTGACCTGGGTTCTGAATGCTGTTAAGGTTCAGGTGTTCGGCCGGATGGTCCGGCTGAGCAGAAAGGAGGCCATCATGGCCACCTCCCTCTCCACCCAGCAGGCCGTCAACGCGGCGCGTAACGCGCTGTTCGCGGCCGAGGCTCGCGGGGACGTCGTCCCCGAGTCCTGCCTGGGACGAGGTGGCCGACGCTCAGCGCGCGCTGGACGATGTGGTCTTCCTGCCGTCCGGTCTGATCCGGGGCCTGTACCTCCTGGATGGCCCGCCCGGCCTCGCGGACGCCGGCCGGGCCACTCGGTGCGTAAGATGTTCAGCAACGGACCGACACCACCTGAGAGAGACCCCACCGTGGGCATCAGCAAGGCGGCCGACAGCCGGCCGCACGACGAGACCGACCGGCCGCCCGGCCACCCCATGGACCAGTACGACCGTACCTCCTCCGGACCCGTCCGGCGAGCGTGACGGCCTGGTCCCGTTCACCCGTGCCAGCACGGTGAAGGGCCGCGTCCAGAACAGCGAGGCCCTGAAGGCGTACAACGAGAAGATGCTGGCCAAGGGCCTGGCCGTCTCGCCGGACCTGGTGGCGCTCGCGGCGCGCCACGCCGCTCAGGGCGCGCCGGGTGCGCACGCCACGTTGCTCGACATCACGGAGCAGGCCAAGGTGCGCGCGGGCGCCCGAGCGGCGGCCAACTCGGCTCGGCGCTCCACGCGTTCACCGAGCAGGTGGACATGGGCGAGCCGCTGGAGGAGGTGCTGGAGCGCGTCCCGGACAGCCTGAAGGCCGACGTCCGGGCCTACGTCGAGATGCTGGCGCGCGAGGGCCTGACGCCCGTGCCCGAGCTCGTGGAGCGCGTGGTGGTCAACCGCAAGCTCCAGACCGGGCTCACCTGGGACGGCAAGCCGAGCTCGCGCGCCAACGCGGCGGCCGGCGTGGCCGCACGGTTCGACCGGATGTATCTGTGGACCGATCCTCGGGACGGCGTCCAGTACCTGATCCCCGGGACCTGAAGACCGGCACAGAACGCCGTGGCCTACGGCTCGCTGGAGACGTGCGTCCAGGAGGCCATCGCGGCGCGCGCCGACTGGATGTGGAACGAGGACCCGAGGCTACGAGGACATGCCTCCCCAGGTCGCCGGGCCCGGCGCGCCGGTGGAGGACCCGCGTTCGGCCACCCAGCCTCGCTCCGGATGGACATCGGCCTCCTGATCCACCTGCCGGTGGGCACCGGGACGTGCGAGGCCGAGGAGCTGGACCTGGAGCTCGGCTGGCGCGTCGCCCAGCTCGCCGTGGAGCTCATGCTGGTGGACAAGGCCAAGGACCACTGTCACCGGCCGTTCGCGGCCCGGCGCGAGCTGGCCGCGTTCCCCAGCGGTTCGTCCAGGCCGACCCAACGCCCGAGGAGGCCGCGCCCGAGCTGGCACCCGATCCGATCGGCCCCGGGGTCAGCGGCACGCCGGCACGCCAGCGACGCCGGCACTCGACAACGGCGCGACGCCGGACGGTCGGGCAAGGCAGCCGACGGGAGCGAGCTGGCCCCGCTGGCGCGCGACGTCGGCGCCCAGCGCGCGTGCTCGTCCTGTGGCCGGTGGGCCACCGGAAGGGCTCGCCCAAGTGCTGGGGTGACCAGACCCCGCCAAGCTCTCCCACGAGCGGCCGGGCCCGATGACCGGCCGGCCGAGTGCCGCGGCCCCCATCGCCTACGTGCCCCCGGACGAGGAGCCCGAGCCGGCCACCGTACCGGTGCCGGCCGGCGTCATCGCGTGCGGCCCCGACGGCGCCGTGACCGAGCTGACGCCGGGCGACGCGGCGGCAGTCCAGGAGGTCATGGACCAGCTCTCGGCCAAGGGCCGAGGACAAGCCGTGCCCGCACGCCGGGGGCTTTACCCGCGCGCTGGTGGGCGACCCGTTGCACCCCGAGGAGCCCCCGGCCGAGCGGTTCGTCTGCGCCGACTGTGGCCAGGAGACCGAGCGCGCGGCCGACGCGCGGCGCGCTCGGGAGGCCATGGACAATCCGGGGCCACGCCCGGCCGCCCAGGACCGGCACCGACGAGAGCGTTCACGACCCCGCCGAGGTAGACAGTGTGCCGGGTGACCCCGCCCACTACCGGCCGCGCGCACGACGTCGGTGGGGCCTGGTACGGCCACCGCTGGACCACGGCGACCCGTTCGCCGGACAGCCCAAGGACCCGAGCTCGTCGCCCGAGGACCGCATCCGCAAGTGCACCAAGCGCGAGGAGCTTGTCCGCGCTCCGGCGCGAGGGCCTGGCACAGGGCTGGTGGACGGACGACCACACCACGCTGGGGCTGGAGATTCTGCGGTCCCTGTGACCTGCGCTGTAGCGACAACTAGCGTAAGGTTGCGAAACGAGGGGCCAGGTTGGCCACAACGCCATCAGCGCCGGATCACACCGACCGGAACCTGCCCCTCGGCTCCACAGACCAGGACAGAACGAACGGAACAGAGGAGCAGACCATGGGCCTGAAGCCCGCACGCAACACCTTCCTGGGCGCCGCAGACCTGAAGGGGTGTCTGGTGGTCGTCCAGGCCCACGAGAAGGGCACCGCGCCGAGCACCGTCCCCGGCGCGGCGGCCGGAGCGACCTACGACTGGGTGCGCGCCACGGTGGCCGTCCTGGACGGCGAGGTCTCCGAGGCGCTGGCCGAGCAGGCCGCGCGGCGCCGAGCTGCCGATCGTGCTGGAGGACATCCGGTTCGACAAGGGCGCCATCGTCAACGAGCTGAGCCCCACCGTCGGTGGGTACGACGCGGACGGGACGCCCAAGCTGAAGGTGGGCCGGATCGGCACGTACACGGACAAGTTCCGCAACCCGGGACGTCTCCGGCTGGACGAGCCGACGGACACGCCGAGTTCAAGGTGGCGGCCGACTACGTCAACGCCAACCCGGACGTCTTCCCCGAGCGCGACCCGTTCGCGGCCGAGGGCAAGGCCGCCAAGGCGTTCGCCTGATCTGTACCACCCCCGGGCATCCTGCCCGGTCGGCGCGCCACCGTAGGCCGCTCCTCGTCGTCCAGGGAGCGCCGGGCTGTCACGGCCCGGGCGCCGGCAAGGCCAGCTCGGTAGCTCAACTGGCAGAGCACCGGGTGCACCCCGATCCGGCACCCGGCCGCGCGGCCTGTGCCGGTGGCACGGGCTGGGAGGCTGCGGGTTCGAATCCCGCCCGAGCTGGCCGTAATGCTCCACCCGAGAGGAGGCCGACGTGGCGAGACACCCGGACGACGTCCGAGGCACCGACAGCGGCCCCAAGCCCCACCCGGACGCCGGCCCCACGCCCGTGACCGACCCTGAGCTGGCCGAGCCGCGCCCGGACCCCGAGGAGCCGAAGTGACGCCGCTCTGGCGTGCGCTCCGACGCGCGTTCGTGGAGCTCGCGTGCGGGTTCTTGTACGGCGTTCAGGTTACTCTGGCGTTCGCGCATGGACGTCGCCATCATCATGTGCGTGACGGCCTGGTGCGGCTACTGGGGCACGGCCTGGGTGTTCCTGATCATCGACCGGATGGGGTACTGACGTGAAGATCGGCATCACAGGAGGCACCGGGTTCATCGGGGCTGGGTGGCCAGCGTCGCGCTGGAGCACGGTCACGACGTCGTGCTCATGGACCGACGCTCGCGCCCGTTCGGCCAGCAGGACATCGTTCTGACCGGTCCGGCGGCCGGCCAGGTGAGGGGAAACGTCTCGTTCTTCCTGGGCGACGTCCGGGACGCCACGGCGATGTGCGAGCTGGCCGCCCACGTGGACGGCATCATCCACCTGGCCGCGTGCCTCGGCACCCAGGAGACCATTCAGAACCCTCGGCCGGCGGCCGAGACCAACGTGATGGGCGGTCTCAACTTCCTGGAGGCAGTCACCCAGTACGGGATCGCGGGTACCTACATCGGCGTAGGCAACCACTGGATGCAGAACACCTACAGCATCAGCAAGACCACGGTGGAGCGGTTCGTCCACATGTTCAACGCCGAGCGCTGGACCAGCGGGTGTCCGGTCAACATCGTGCGCGCCGTCAACGCCTACGGTCCGGGCCAGGCCATGGCCCCGCCGTACGGCCCGGCCAAGGTCCGGAAGATCACCCGGCGTTCGTCGCCCGGACGCTCACCGGCGCGCCGATCGAGGTCTACGGGGACGGCAGCAGATCAGCGACATGGTGCACGTGAAGGACGTGGCCGAGGCGCTGGTCCGTGCGCTGGAGGCGTCGCACGCCGGCCACCTGATCCCCCATCCGGTGGAGGTGGGCCCCGAGGTGTCCGCCACCGTCAACGAGGTGGCCGAGCAGGTGGTGGCGTCCGCGTTCATCCAGAACGTGCACGTGCCCCCGGCCGAGGGCCCGACGATCGTTCATCTGCCGATGCGCCCGGGCGAGGAGCTGGGCGCCGTCGTCAAGGCCGACACCAGCACGCTCGGCGCGCTCGGCATGGACCCCGCCAAGCTGATCGACCTCCGGACCGGGCTCGGGGACACCGTGAAGTGGTAAGCCGAGCACTGGTTGCCCGGCTATCGAGCGGCCACCTGATGCGCGCGCTGTTCTTCACGGCGGCCGACGACGGCGCGAGCTGGTACCGAGCGGACCAGCCGGCCATGACGCTCCGGTGGTCCGGTCACGAGACCTGGGTGTCCACGCTCGCCATCCCCAGCGTCATCGCCAAGGCCGACGTCATCGTGGCGTCCCGCCCGGCGCGGCCCGAGGCGCTGGCGCTCCTGGAGCGCGCCCGGGACCAGGTACGGCTGCCGGATCGTGGCAGACCTGGACGATGACTACTGGGCCATGGGGGAGGAGAACACCCTGGCCTATCAGAGCTGGCACCTGGACAACGACGGCGCGCTGTTGCGCGGCCTGGAGGCCGGGTGCCGGCTGGCCGACGTCGTCACCGTGGCCAGCGAGGGCGAGGCCGAGGCCGTCATCCGGAACGCCGGGGTGGAGCCGAGCAAGGTCCGTGTGGTGCCGAACGGGCTCCACGCGTCGATCCTGGGGCTCCCCCGGGACTATGAAAACGGTTTCAGCAACGACGGCGTGCTCACCATCGGCTGGGCCGGCACGGCGTCCAGCATCCAGGGCCTGGACCTGTGCGCGCGGGCGCTCGGCCGCGTCGTGACCAAGTACGGCAAGCGGGTGCGCGTCCGGCTCGTCGGCTTCCAGCCGAGCGCGGCGTCTGACGTCGTAGCGCAAGCACCTGAACGTGCCCGGCGACATCGCGCACGCTGAGTGGGTGCCCCACGGGGACAGCTACCTGTCACAGGTCGGGGCGTTCGACTGTGTGGTTGGCGCCGTACCAGGGCACGCCGTTCAACAACGCCAAGTTCCCCACCAAGGCGCTGGAGGCCGGGTTCTGGGGTACCCCGCTGATCGCCAGTGACATCCGGCCGTACCGGGGTGGATCGACCACGGCCAGGATGGCTACCTGGTGAGCGAGTACACCCCGCATCTGTGGTCCCGCCACCTGTGCGAGCTGATCGAATCGGCCGAGCTCCGGCGCAAGATCGGGGAGGCCAGCCGGTCCCGCGCGGCGGCATACTCGCTCCAGGAGGTGGGCCGGCAATGGGAGGCCGTGCTGTTCGGGTGACCTTGGGCGCGCTGGCGCTGTGCGCCGTTCTCCTGGGCCTGAGCGGCTGCACCCCCATGGACGGGCGCGTGACGGCGCGCGAGGCCGCCCAGGCCGCGCCAGGGCCCCGCCCGACCACGCTCCCGACGTCGGCCTACGACGGCAAGGCTCCACCACGCCCGGACCGGCGCCCGGTGGAGCAGAACCCAAGCTGTTGGATCGCGAGCCCGGGCTGGCCTCGGTGCTCGGAGCTGGAGAGGACCGACACCCGATGATCATCACCAGGACCGGCGCCCAAGCGCTCTACTGGGCGCGCGTTTGCCACTGTTCAGGGGCCCCAGTGGTGGGGCTGGTTCGAGAAGGCGGCCGGACTGTGATCAAGGACCACAAGGTGGTCGCCTGGACGCCGTACGGGCGCGAGGCCACGGTGAGCATCCTGGGCCGGTACCTCCGGCGCGAGCACGAACGCGGCCTGGTGGACGAGTGGTGGCTGTGCCTGAACACCGATCCGGAGCAGGTCTCGGACCTGAAGTACGCCTACGCGCTCGCCCGGGCCTACCCCTGGGTGAAGATCGTCCAGCGCCAGCCGCACCAGCCCCGGCGCCGGCCGAAACAGCGCAACACGGGGTATTTCTACACGAACATGACCGATCCGGACACGATCTACCTCCGCGTGGACGATGACATCGTTTACATCCACGAGGACGCCGTGGAGCGGCTGGTGGTCCACCGAATCGAGCACGCCCAGGGGGTGGCCAGCTTCCCGATCATGTGGAACAACGCCATCATCTCGTGGTTCGCCCAGCAGGCCGGCGTCATCCCGGCGGCCGGCACCTTCACCCCGCCCGGCCGGATCGAGAGCCTGGAGGGCTACACCTGGCCCCAGGTCGGCGCGCTGTATTGCATGGACCCGTGGGCTGGGCGGACGGCCGATTCGCGGTCGCCCTCCACCGGCTCCTCCTGGACCGCGTGCGCGCCGGAAAGGCCGAGGAGCTGTACCTGTACCAGGACTACCAGCTCCCGCTGGGGCTCCAGTTCTCCGTGTCGATGTTCGCCAGCTCGGGCCGGCTGTACGCCGGCCTGGAGCGCCCCGGCGTGCTCGTCCCGGACGAGGAGGAGGGCTGGCACACCGTGCACCAGCCCCAGCGCCTCGGCCAGCCCAACGTCATCGTGGGGACGCGCTGATCTCTCACTACACGTTCTTTCCCCAGGGCCCGGTGGTGCGCTCCACCGACGTGCTGGACCAGTACCGTCAGCTCGCTGAGCGACTGACGTAGACCAACCCACCAGGAGGCACCCCATGTCCACGTCCCCCAACACCGGCGCGCCGGTGAGCGTGCCGATCGGCGCGCTCCTCCAGGCCCTCCACGAGCGCTACGGCAAGCTGATCGGGCAACTGATGCAGGAGAACGCCGAGCTCCAGGCCGGGGTGGAGATGCAGGCCGGCGAGCTCCAGTACCTCCGGTCCCTCCAGGAGGCCCAGCGCGAGCCGGACGAGGCGCCACCGAGCCCGTGGACGCCGGCACCGTCCAGCCGGCCATGGACCTGCTCGGCCGTGGCGCCGGCCCCGGGACAGCCCCCTGGAGGACGAGCGGCGCTGAGCTCGGGACATGCGAGAGGCCCGGACCACTCGGTCCGGGCCTCTCTGCGGCCTCGCGCCTCCCTGGGAGGCTCCAGCCTCGGCCGGCCGGACGGGCTCGCTCGGGTGGTTGGGGATGGCGCCGACCCCCACGAACGCCAGGATGGCCACGCCGATCTGGATGGCCTCGGAACCGGTCACGGCGTTGTCGGTCAGCGCGGCGGCCACGACGGTCCCGACGGCGGCCACGAGCGCGCCCAGGTCTTCACCCAGGGGTCCGGGGGCCCGTAGACCAGGAGCGCTCCGACGGCGGCCACGATGACCTGCCACCACATGCCGGCGTCGTTCAGCGGGGTGTGGTCGGTCATCGCGCCCTGGAGGACGACGAACGCGGCCAGCAGGACGGGTGCGAGCTGGACCAGCGCCTTTCGGTAGGCGCTGGGGAGTGCTCGGAGCATGGTGCCTCCTCGTTCAGCCCCCAGCCCCACTGGCCGGGGGAGCCTCCGGATGGGTGCTCCAGCCGCTCCACGGCGGCCTGGAGCGCCTGGACGTCGGCCTGGACGGTCCCGAGCACGTTGACCACCTGGGCCAGCGTGCGGCCCTGAGCGGCCAGCGCTCGCACGGCGCCGGCGGCCTGGCCGGCCGAGTGCTGGACCAGCTCCCCGAGCGACTTGGTGTCGTCCGGATCGTCGCCCAGCCCATGTCGACGTAGTGCATCAGCTTGACGGGGCCTCCACCACGGCCTTGGCGATTTCCTGGGCTGTGGGCATGTCGTCCTCCTCCTGGTGTGCGCGCTCGGCGTCCAGGGCCTGGAGCTTTGGTCCGGACGCGCCGGACCTGAGCCGGCGTCGCGTTGATCTCGAAGTGCATTCCGTCGACCGTGCTGGAGTAGTGCTCACCCAGCGGACCACGCCCTCGTACTCGGCCAGGTGCCGATCGATCGCCGCGCGCTCGGCCGTCGTCCACGTCCGCTTGACGCCGCGCGGGTGCTGGGTGGCGTTCAGGTCGATGGCCGTGGCGCTCGCGTGGTTGCTGTAACCGGTCTCCTGGTCCCGGATCGGCCGGCTTGGCCCAGCCCCAGTCAAGCGGTGGGGAGCACCTTGCCGTTCTCCACCACCGGGGTGTTCAGCGGCTCCACGTGCTCGTGGATGAACCGAGCGACGCGCGCCAAGAGCCACGCGACGTCGCCAGGCTTGATCGCGAGCGCGACCCCGGGACGATCTGGACGCTGGGCGGGCGCTCGTCCAGGACGGCCCAGCCGTTCTGACTACGTGCCATGCCTGTCAGTCTCTCGCCTACCTGAACGATTGTCACGTAGGCTCCGGTGCCGACGATTCGAACACAGTAGTTGCGGTGCCAGACCACCCCGAAGATCGCGGCCCACGAGAGCACCCGGAGCGTCGGGCGGCCGGGCATGTCGGGCCACCAGATCGCGAGCACGGCCAGGCTCAGCACGGCTGTGATAACCAGCATGAACGCCATGACGTTGACACCTCGGGGGAGTCGCGCCAACGTACCCGGGAGTAACGGGCGACGAACAAGAGAGAGCCCAGCCACGCCCCGTGAATCAGTATTCCGGTGGTAGATCCATCAGTCGCGGCTCCTGTATGCCTCTTCCGATCTTCTCAGCGAAATGATTGGCGGTTTTTCGCGCGTCGTCCAACCCACGGACCACCCTACGCACGGCAAGCCATCGCTGGTACTTTCCCTCAGTCTAGCCGTTGCGCGTTCAACTGCCCGAGCGCCTCGTCCTCGTCAGTCGGCTCAGGAACGTCCGGGGCATGTTCGGCGCCTCCTCTCTGGTAGCGGGAGCGCCCGAAGTAACGCATCAGTCGTCCTGGGCAAGGGCCCATCAGCTCCCCGACTGCTGCGGCCTGTATGTTGGCCCTCTCCTCTGACCGTTCGTAGGCAAGCTGCCATAACTGCTCTCGTCTGTGACTCTCAGCCAACCGAGCTTCCCACTGGTCGGTGAGGTGGTCCACCGTTCGCGATGGCACCAGGTGCCCGCGTAACAGGCTGTACAGCCCTGCCAGGAGTAGTCCGGTCAGCCCTCCGGCGCTGAACACCGAAGTGGTCCATTAGGTCGGCCGCATTCACGGGACTGGTGAATGTCGGATTGTCCTCCGGGTCAATACTCTGATCCACCGGGACATCATATGCCGTGTGCAATCAGTGAAGCTACTAACGCGCGCTGATAACGTTGCATATCCGTTCGCTGCTGGTTTACGATTTCATGTACCTGGCGCAGGTCACGGAGTGTCTTGAGCAAAAGCGGAATGGCGCCGACCAGAAGCGCGAATGAGGTAATCAGCGTCCAACTGCCGCGATAATCCCGGCGACCGAGGACGAGGCCATGTCAGGCCGCCTCATACTCGAACTCGACCCTGATCTGGTCCGAGTTGGTGAAGTCGAACGGTTGGTGGCGTCCCACCACGCCCCCGTTGTAGTTTGAATCAAGGACGCCGTGGTGGTGGTCCTGGCCTGGACGATGACGGCTCGGTGGCCGCCGGAAATGCTGCGTCCAGGACGAGGCCCTGGCCCCACACGATCGGCGTCGTCGCCCGAGCTGTGACCGAATCGAGAAGATCAGTTCCCCGGTGACGTCGGCGCCCGAGCTGCCGAGTGATGATCTGGAGCTGGCACCGCACGGTCTTGCCGCGCTGTTCGTACCGGCGTGAACCGTGGAAGCCCGTGCCCAGCGTGACCGTTGGTGAGCGTCGGGCTCCAGGTGCTCCACGTCGTCCCCCAGCGGCCAGCGAGGCCGAGCTGGACGGCGCGCCGAGCACGGACAGCGTGCTGGTTCATCGTCACGGCGCCGGACGCCGTGGTGGTGCCCAGGACGGTCTCGTTGCCTCGACGCGCCACGCGCCGGTGGTCGACAGGCTGGCCGCGCCGAGCCGGTACAGCCGGTGGTCGCCACCGATCATGAACGAGGCCGAGGCCGCGATGTTGGCCGAGGCGCCCTCGGTGAGCACCTGCACCCAGCTCGCGCTGATCGGCACCGTGCCCACGCGAGTAGTACAGGCGCTCGGTGTCGGTCTCCCGGACGTCCGGCCGCTGAACGCGGACGCCGGCCGAGTGGAGCTGGTGAACGGGGCGAACCCCAGGTGGCTGTCCAGCGCCGTCATGTTGGCGTTGACGATGGCCACCGAGTAGTTCTCGGTGGTCGGGCAGGACGAGTAGCGCCCTTGCTGTGCTGGTGCTCACGTCACTCTCCTCCCGGGGATCATGGGCCCGCCTGGCCCGGTCCAGGCGGCGCTGGAGCTGTGCCTTCAGGGTAGAGGTACCGTCCCCGTTCGGCGTGGCCTCTACCCTGGCGAGCGCGGCCTGGGTGGCCTGGGCCCGCTGTGAGCGCGGCGCCCGGCCGGGAGCGGCGGACCAGGTCCGCGCCGGCCAGGTCGGCCAGCTCGGGGTCCAGGTCGCTCGCGAGCACGATGGCCGCCCGGACGTCCGCGTGACGCTGGTCGTCGGCCTTGACACTTGGCGCCGTTCCCCGTACGTCGGCCGCGCGCCGCGTGCGCTCGCTTGACCTCCTCCACCGGGCCAGGTGCCGCGCCCGGCCGGCGGCCAGCGTCGGCTCGGCCACCAGCGCCCGGCACGTCGCCCAGCTCGGGGGTCCGGGAAGTCGGGCAGGCTCTCGTAGGTCACCAGGTCCAGGAGGGTGTCCGTATCGGTGACCCGGATGCCATACTCCCCGGCGCGCATTGGCCAAGGTCTCGATAGGGAAACAGTGCACGTTCTCCAGGACCGAGCCGTCCTCCTGGTCGATGGCACGCCGGACCTGGAGCCAACGGCCGGTCTGGACCATCTCCAGAAAGCGCACAGCCACGGGTGCCTCCTTTCAGTTGATAATGATGGTGGCCAACCAGTCGATTTCGATGGCCAATGACGTGCTGATCACCAGGGTAAATGCAGTAGTTGAATACGCCGTTAGCTTGTGGTTGAAGTTGGTGGCCGAGCCGTTCCGGACGGCGTAGAAGGGGCGAGGAGCGGTAACCATCGTCGGCCGTAGGTCATCGTAAAGCTGGTGCCCGCGATCGTGGCGAAAGCACCCGGCATGAACAGGTCATCCGAGCCCAACGACGTCACCGTGGAGTCGTGGAGCTTTCCCGTGTAACGTGAAATAGTCGTCCTCGAGATCGTGATTCCGGCCTGCATTGTGGTCCCGGTGTCGTCCCCAGACGGCCATCCGGCAACGCTCGTCCCCGCCCGAGTGAATGCCTGGAAACCTGAGACCAAGCTGTTTGTTGTCCAACCAGTAACCCGCGTAGAACGCGTTTGTTGAACGCGTAAAGACCGGCCTTCAGAATGTCACCCGGGAAGTAGCCCGCGATGATCTGGCCACGGTCCGCGTAGTACAGGCCACCCGAGGCACCGAAATCACTCCGGAGGTACCCGGAGCGCCAGTGACCGGTGGAGTACAACGTCCCGAAGTAATTATCGTTCGCGTCCAGGCTTGACCGAATTCGGATGCCGGACTCGGCACCACCGTAATAGCTCTGAGTGTCGATCAGGGAAAAGTCCCCGTTGTCCGAGCTGTAGAACCTGATCTGGCCCTCGCCGCCGGACGGGTTGATCCGTACCCGGCGGCCGGCCGCGCTCGTGGTCAGCTCTCCCACCATCGACACGTTTCCGGACGTATCGGCCAGGAACGTGTTAATTCCGGACGAATCGTACGTGTAGAACCCGGTGGAGTCCATGGTGGCCCGGGCGCCGGCCAGCGCCGTCTGGATGCTCCCAGCCATCAACCACTGGGCCGTGATGCTTCCGGCCGTGACCTTGCTGACGGACAGGTCGCTGATGTGCGCGTTGTCGATCAGGACGACCGACACCCCGGCGGCCGGGCTCGCGGCCGAGCGGTTGCCGGTCCGGTCGACGGCCACCACCTTGACCTGGACGCCGTCCACCTGGGCGATGGTGAAGGTGCCCACCACCGGCACGCCGGCACGCATCAGGCCGACGTTGGCCTGGAGCTTGCCCACCCGGGTGGACTCATCCGGGGTGAACGCGGGGTCACCCGAGACGTGGACCTCCAGGTGGTCCAGGTCCGGCTCCAGGTTGAACGTGCCCCCGGCGTTGACGCCGAGCCGGTGGACCACCTGGACGGCCACCTGGGAGCCGGCCACCTCGGGCGCGGCCGGCTGGGACGGCGCGAGGTTGTCCAGCGCGGCCGGCACGGTCCAGCTCGCGCTGAACGCCGAGCGGTTCGGCGGGCTCGCGGTGTCGACGGCAGGACACCTGGAACTCGTAGTTGACTCCCGGCGTCAGCTCGCTGACCAGCACCGTGTTGGTGCCCCAGGGCACGTACTCCGTGCGCCAGTTGGTGTCCGTGATGGCTGGAATGAGCGGTTGCTGGTGGGTGAGGAGCTGGTCATGGTGCTTGCTGGCCATCTGGAGGTGCGTGGCCGGGTAGGGTTGATCGTCACCGGCCGATGGCGGCACCTCGTAGTGGTCGCCATCGACCACGGTGGAGCCGTCCGTGTTCAGCGGCGTGGTCCAGGTGAGCTGGACGACGGCCTTGGTGTCCGAGGTGCCCTGGAGCGCCGTCTGGTAGGCGGACGTCGCGCTCGCGCTGAACGTGGGGGTGGCCGGGATGCTGGAGTCCGGGAGCGGCCGAGAGCCCACCTGCTGGTAGCTGTTCGCCAGGATCTCGCGGTTGAACTGGCCGACCACCACGGTGGTGGCGCCGGCCTCGGGCACGTAGTAGCGAGACAGGTCGGTCCACGTGCCGTTGCCGTCCCGGAAGGCCACCGTCCAGCCCTCGGGGACCGGCCAAGTCATCTCGGTGACCTGGACGTAGAGCGGGTTGATCACCAGGCCCCGGTAAACCTGCTCCCGCGCGGGGTCGCTGAAGCCGTTGGCAGGGGTCGAAGATCATGATGGTGTCGCCCACCACGAACTCGCCCTTGACGTCGTAGGCCGAGGTGTCCAGCGTGACGGCGTAGCGGGTCGAGCTGAAGCGGTTGAGCTGGAGCGTGGCGCGCACCAGCGCGTTGCCCCCCGACGTGTCGGCCTCGCTGATCAGCCGGGTGAGCTTGACCGGGTTGCCCCGAATGTCCTTGTACGGCACGACGCCGAGTGAGGCCGAGCCGGTAGCCGTGGAGCCCTCCTCGCCCTCGGCCAGCAGGACGACGCGCGTGGTGTAGTCGGACAGGTCGCTGTCCAGCTCCAGGTTGCCCCGCATCCCTACGATGGCGAGGTCTCGGCCCTCGGCCTCGTTCTTGGCCACCAGCATGGCCACCGGCGTCGTCGGTAGAGCGCGGATTCCGGGCCGGCGTCCACCGTGCCGTTGCCGTTGACGCGCCAGCCCACCGGCACCGTGCTGGAGCCGAACGTGTCCGTGACGTAGGTGAGCGCGTCCCTGGGGGACTGATAGATGAACCTGCTGGTGAAGGCCCCGCCGTCGCCCGGAACAGCCGTCAGCGTGCCCACGGTGACCGACAGGACGGACGCCAGCAGGGTGGTCACCGTAGCGCTGAAAGTCCCGGACGCTGTGATCCCGGTCTCGTAGACGTAGCCCTTGCTGTCCTCGTCCCCCAACCAGAACGCCATCCCGGCGCCGCTCAGGATGGTTCTGCCGTCCTCGCCACCGGCCTCGCGGCGCCGGTACACCCCCACGTAGCGCGCGGCGCTCAGGAGGCTGTCCCCGGCCGCCTGGATGTCGCCCTCGGTCATCCGGCCGGGGAGCACGGCGAGGTGGCCGAACGGCGTCACGGCGTCCAGGACGTCGGCCGGCGTCTCGGCCCGGAGCGTGAGCTGCCAGGAGCCGAGGGCCTGTCGGACCTCGGTCACGCTCACCGAACCACCACCATGTCCTCCAGGCCCATCGCGGTGAGGTACTGGGCGGCCATCGCGCTGGCCGCGTCGCCCGACGGCGCGGCCGAGCCCCCGACGACGGTCCCCAGCGCGAAATCGCGCCGGGTGGCCGCGCTCGCCGTGATCCGCCCACCGTGGTCATGGCCGTGAACGAGCGAGGGGTGATCACCACGTAGCGGTTGCCGAACGCGTCGTTGGCCGTCGCGCTGACGTACCCGGCGCTCGCGGGCGCCGTGCCGGCCTCGTTGGTCGCCCGGTAGATGCCCAGCGTGGTGGCCGCGTCGGTCTGAAGGGTGCCCTCCACGAACCGAGAGCCGCGCCGGAGCGTCAGGTCCAGGATGGCGCGCCCGGCGCCGGACGCCCCGGCGGTCGACTTGACCAGCCGCACGGTGCCCAGCTCGTAGTCGTTCCGGAGCACCGTCACGGCGTCCCAGCTCGTCAGGCCCCCGGTGGCCGAGCCGGTCACCGAGACGTTCCAGTCGATCGACTCCCAGGCCGAGCCGTCCCAGGCCGACACCACGAGGCTGGCCGAGGAGCCCTGGGCGACGCGCACCAGCGCGTTCTCCAGCGTCCAGGCGCCGGCACTGGCCGTCATCGACAGGTTGACGGCTGTGCGCTCCAGGCCGCCCACGATGACCCGCACACGGCCCAGCCCGTAGTTGGCCAGGGTCGAGCCCCACCGGGGGCTCGCGGACGCCGGCACGCCCCGGTAGACGGTCACCTGGCCGCCGTCCGCGATGGCCCGGGCGATGCTGCCGGACGGCTGGGAGCCCACCCCGGTGAAGTAGGCGTACGCGCTCGCGGCGGGCGCGTGCCAGCGCTCGCCGGAGAGCCCGAAATCGTTGGTGCGTGCCACGCCGGTGAGCCGGCTGGAGATGTCCACCCCGTTCTCCGGCCCGATGCGGACGAGCTGGAGCGACCATTCGGTCTTGACCACCTCGTTGCCCCAGTTGGTCACCGGGCCGGCGTTGGCGTCCGTCACGAGGTAGAACCCCGAGTGATCGGTCTTGTCCGTGAAGATCACCGGCACGTAGCGGCCCAGGAGCGCCAGGACGTCCTCGGTCCGCTGGGCCACCTCGGCCAGCGTGTTCGGGGGGCTGGACTCCTCACCCCGGATGGCCAGCGTCGGTCGCCCGTGCTGGCGTTGCGCGCCGGATCGACCTGGAAGCCCTCCCGGAGCATGAGCCGGCCGAGCTGCAACGTGCCCCACGTGGTGGCCATCAGGCATAGTCCCTCTCGTACTGGGCCAGCATCGCGTGGAGCTTGGCCGCGAACTTCCGGGCGGCCAGCGGGTCGGTGAAGTCGATCATGCCCTTGATGTTGAGGATGAGCTGGCCGATCGACACCCCGCCGCGCCCGGTGCCGGCGGCCGGCGTCATGGTGGCCTGGACGGCCGGGTGGACGACGGCGGGCGCCATGGCGTCGATGCGCTGGCGCTCGCGCGGCATCTGGTCGCGATGCCCTGGGTGATCCCCGGGGGAATCCAGCGGCCCACCTCGTCAGCGGCCACCTTGCTCGGGGAGCCGATCCCCAAGGCCGACTTCAGGCCGTTGATCACCTGCTGGGCCGCGTTCTTGGCCGCGTTGATCGCGGCCCCCACGGCCCCCTTCATGCCGCTGGTGAGGCCCCGGAGGATGTTGGCGCCGGCCGAGTACAGCCACGAGCCGGCACCCGCGAACACGCTCTTAATCTGGCCGGGCACTCCCGCGATGGCGCGCCGGGCCTTGCCGGGGAGGCTGGAGAGCCACCGGACGGTCCCGGACACCAGCGAGCTGGCCGAGTTGGTGGCGTTGGTCCGGGCGCTGGTGAAGGCGCCCACCATGTTCGCCCACAGCGAGGAGATGGCGGCCCGAGCTCGGCCGGGGAGCGCCTGGAAGAACCGGACAGCGTTGTCCACGGCTGTCCGGGTCCAGCTCGTGACGTTCGTCCGGACCGTGTTCCAGGTGCCCACCATCAGCGCCCAGGTGGTGGAGACGGCGCGAGCGATGCGGCCGGGGAGGTCGATGAAGAACTTGATCCACGAGCCGATCATGTAACCGATCAGGAACAGGCCCCGGTTGGTCATCTCGCCCAGCCACCGAGCGACGATGCCGGGCAAGGTCGCCAGGAACGAGCCCACTCGGCCCGGGAGCGCGCCGAGCCACGCCACAGCCGTGTTGTAGAAGCTCACGATGGCGGCCCCGACACCCTGGAACCAGCCGATGGTCGAGTGGTACCAGCCGCTCACCGTGGAGCCGATGGCCGTGAAGAAACCGACGATGGCGTTACCGGCCGACGAAAGCCACCGAGGGATATTCTCGGCCAGGTACTGGTATGCCTTGTAAACCGCCACCACAGCCACCACGGCCAGGTTGCTGATAGCCATGATGGAAAGGAACACGTTCCGGGCGGCCTCGTAATGCGTGGACAACCAAATGAACGCTGTGCCGAGCACCCGGAGCACAGTACCCAGGTCTTCCATGAACATGAAGAACGATTCCATGATCTTCGGCCAATTCTTGGCCACGGCCAACAGCGCCTCGTTGATGAAAGCCCCCAGCGACATCAAGGGCTCCTCAAAACCGAGAGTCTGGCCGACTACCGCCATCAGCGCGGTAAGTCCGGGCATCATGTTTTCGATCATCCCGGAAAGGCCACGCGCTAGCGGCACAATCGCGGGCGCCAACGCCTTGAAAATGGCATTGATCGGGTTGCGCAGGTTGTGGAGTAGCGTGTTGATGATTCCCAGGGCCTGGATCATCGGCTTAAGGAAATGAGTCTTGGCGGCCCCACCGAACACGTTCTTGAACGTGTTACCGATACGCTTGGCGGCCTCAATCAGCTTGGGCTCGTCCTTCAGCAGGAATGCCCCGAGCCCGATGAACCCGAGCCCAATGCCGCTCCCGAGAGCCACGGCCAGCGTGCTGGCGATGCCGGCGGCCAGCATGGTGCCCAGCGACGCGGCCACGCTCCCGACGGCGGCCAGGCCCACCGGGGACTTGACGAACCCCATCAGTCCCTCACCGATGGCCCCGGTGATCTTGGGGGTGAACAGCACGCCGGCCGTCGCCTTGACGGCGTCGCCCATCGACCGGAGCAGGGACCGGGCGCCGCGTCGGCCACCCGAGCGGCCACCCTTGTCCGCCGACTCCCCGAACACGTCCTCCGTGGTGCTGATGAACCTGCCGCGCGAGTCCCTGAGCCGGCGGCCCGAGCTCCGGCTGAACTCCTCCCCGGCGTCCTCTCCGGCGACCTGGGCGGCCTCGGTGACCTGGTCCCGGTCATATTTGGTCTCGACGTCGACATAGGCGTCAGCGATCTTGAACCCGTCGGCCACGCCTACCTCCTCCTACCCAACGTCGAACAGGTCACCGAGTGCCAAGCCGTCAGAGTCCGCTCCCAGCGAGCCGGCGGCCCCGAGCTCCAGGTCTCTCACCGTGGCGCCGGCTGGAGCTCCGACCGAACTGGCAGGCCGGTCCTCCTCCTGAGAGGCCAGCCGGGCAGCCATCACACCCGCGTAGGCGGGCGCTCGCCACGCCAGGGCCATGTACTCCGGCCCCGGTAGTGCCAGTGCTTGTGCCGGGCTCAGGCCGTAGAACGCTCGGAAGTCCGCCCACAGGTCGCGCTGGTGGTCGAGCACCCATGAGACCTCCTGGGCCCGGCTGGTCAGTTTCCCTCGGCCGCCCCGAGGACGTGGTCCGCCACGACGTCCGAGACGGCCCGGAGCTGGGCTGCCGTGGCCGTCCGCTTCAGCGCGGCGTAGCCGTCCTTGCCGAACACCTCCTGGAGGAGCCACACGATCGCGGCGGCCTCGTTGACGGCCATGCGCTCCAGGCCCTCCAGCGCGAGCTCGGCCGAGACGTCCACGGGCATCCCGTAGACCTCGCCGTTGGCCGTGAACACGTCGATGGTGCCCCCGTCGGCCGGCCCCCCGAGCTCGATGATCGCAGAGCTCTGCGAGCTGAGCCGGGCGGCCGGCCGACGGTTGGCTGTTGCGGACTTGCGGGGCGTTGCCACAGGTGCCTCCTGAAGATGTTTCACGTGAAACGGCGAGCTACGCCGTCTGGTCGACCACTCGGAAGGGTCGGATGGACGAGGACACGTAGTGCGCCCCGAACGTGGTCTTGAACACGGTCTGTTCGTCCTTCTTGTACACCGGCTCGGTGCCCTCCAGGCTCAGCACCTTGCGCACGATCACCCGGCGGTTGAACCCGCCCGCGCTCGCGCCCGGCGCCCAGCCGTCGAACAGGATGGCCTTGTACGTCGGCTGGGTGGCCGCGTTGGTGTTGCTGGGGTCGAACGTGGAGTACGCCGCGCTCGCCGTGATGGCCGAGCTCGGCTCGTTCAGCGCCAGCGCCAGGTTGGTCAGGGTGGGCTCGGCCAGGTTGGTGACCACGCGGACGTCGCGCTTGCTCAGCCGGCGGCCGGGCACGTCCACGATCTGGTCAACGTCCAGCTCGAAATACTCCTGGTTGATGTTGACCGTGACGCCGTCGTTGGTGCCCCCGGCGTCCGCCCAGGTGCTCGCGGACGGCGTGGTGTTGACGGCCGAGTCTGCGGGCTCGGTGGCACCGAACGAGCTCGTGTAGAACACCCCCGGGCCGGCCAGGAGGTTCAGTGCGGTGACGGCCATGCCGTCCTCCTCTGTGGTGCGTAGGGCCGGCCGATTGCCGGTGGCTGGCCCCTCGGTGCGTGTCGGTCCAGAAGATCGTCAGGCTTGCGGCGAGTCCGCCACCGGCCGCCCGGTGGCCGGGCGCTGGCGCGCCTCCCGGGCCTCCTCGGCCGGCGTCACCTCGGGCTCGTCGCCCTCCTGGCGTGCCAGGAGGCCCTGGGCGGCCAGCTCGTCGCGCTCGGCCTCGGAGACCTTCAGCGGCACGTCCGGCTGCATCGTGGTGTAGACGGTCACCATGGGCTCGTCCGGGTTGGGCAGGGTCATCGGAAGTCCTCTCGTCGTAGCGGCCACGTCAGGCACGCGCACTGGGGGTGCTGCCGGATCGGCAGCTTGGGGAGCACCGAGTCCGTGACGTCCACGGTCTCCCGGTGAGGGAACAGAAACTCCAGCTCGGCCCGGTTGTCGTGGACCAGGACGGACCCACCCCAGGTGATCACCCCCGGGCCGGCCGAGCTCTTGAGCGCCCACAGCGTCACGCCGGCACCTCCACCCAGCCGAGGGCCAGGTCCAGGGTGTACCGGGCGTAGCTGGAGACGTCGCCCGGGACGCGCTGGGGCTCGGTGATGACGTAGGCCGAGCGCACGAACGCGGGCGCGTAGGCCGCTGGGAGGCTCACCCGGCGCGGCACCGTGGTGTGGACCAGGGTGGCCGCCACGATGGCCTCAGCGAGCTGGGAGGCCAGGTTCCACGGGGGCTTGCCGGACGTCGGCGCGGCACCCCAGCACGTGACGCCGATGATCGGCTCGCGCATCGGGGTGTACATCGGCGCCGAGCCCCCGGCGGCCACAGCCGTCACGAACCCGCTGGCGCTCCACGTGCTGTTGTCGGTGGGGAGCGACGTGGCCACGCGCGAGCCCAGGTAGGGATGCCCTGGAGCCACGCCACGGCCACCAGCTCGCTGTTGGGGTGCAGGCTCATCAGGTCGTCCTGGGCCGACGCTTGGTGAACGCGGCCGGCCGCATGAACGGCTGAGCCGGCGTGCCGGGGTGGTGGACGACGGGCCCGAAGTATTCGCCGGTCTCGGCGTTGTGGAGCGAGTAGGGCCCGTGCGCGCGGATGACGTGCGGTGCCGAGCCGTACTCGGTCGGGGCCCAGTGCTCGGTGCCCACCCAGACACGCCAGTGCGTCGCTGAGACCTCGCCTGTCCGAATGCTGGACCGGAGCTCGCCGGTATCCACCGGCACCCGGCGCCGCGCGTCCTGGGCGATGTCGTGCGCCATGTTCCGGGTGAGCCTGCTCAGGTCGCCCTCCAGGTGGGCGAGGCCGGCGGGGTCGATGACCACGCGTGCGATTGCCACGCTCCACCACCTGCCTCGTCAGCTCGGCGTCCCTGGGTGACCAGCCGGCCGTTGTCGGGCCCGTGCTTGCTGGTCAAGGCCAGGGTACACGCGCAACGGCCCCGCCCGGGGAAGTCACCGGGTCGGGGCCGAAGTGCGGGGGTCAGCGGGTGTAGGTCATGCTGCCGATCCGGGCACCGGTCCGTACGTCGACAACCGGGATCGCCACGGCCATCGGGGTGTCCGGCAGCTCCAGGATCTTCCGCAGGTGGTCGGCCCGGGCCTGGAGCCATGCCTGGGTGTCCGTGTCGAGCTTGACGCCCTGGGCGGCCAGGACAGAGGAGGCGTAGATCACGGGGCTCTCGTTCGTCGTCATGGGAAGACCTTAACATCGTTCAGGTACCCAGGTCAAGTCCCCAAAACAGACGGCCCCCGGGTGGGCACCGGGGCCGTCCGTCCTCTGTCGCGACCAGAGGGACCTGTCAGAACTTGCCAGCGCAGATCGGGCCGATGCCGGCCGCGATGCTGTCCGGGTCGGTGAGCTCGGCACCGCACGCGATGCAGTAGCCGGTGGTGGCACCGAACTCCTTGGCCTCGTCCAGGGCTGAGCCGGCCGCTCGGGGAGACGAAACGGCGCGCCGCGCCCGCGTACTCGAACCGGACGCCGTCCTCGTCCTGGATGATCTCCTTGGCCAGCATCCCGCCGTGCCCGCGTGCGGGGTACACCCTGTACAGCTCGCCGGGCTGGCCCTCGCCGGTCACGCTGGCCCGGTAGACGCCGGCCGAGAGCTGGGCGGGCGCCACCGGCGCGCTGGGCTTCAGGGGCAGGGCCTTCAGGTACTCGATCACCCTGGACGCCTGAGCCATCGTCATGCCGTGCCGCTCCAGGTGGGCCTGGAAGTGCTGGAGGGTAGGGCCCCAGGGGTACCCGGCCTCGGGCATCTCGCGGCTGTCCAGAAGGCTGGTGATGTAGCCGAGCTGCCGGTCCGTGACCGGGCGCTGGGCCTGTGCTGCCGTCGTCATCGTCATGGGGCTAGCTTAACGTCATTCAGGAGCCCTGGTCAAGTGCCTCTCGGACCAGCTCTTTCAGCTCGGCCAAGTCCTCCCGGACGGCCGAATCGTCGGCCGCCTCCAGGGCGCTCACAGCCGCGTAGACGTTGGCGAAAATGCTGGCCGCGATCACGAACAGCACGCTGTCGCGCCACCACAGCCACGCCGGCACCGCGCTGAGCGTCCAGACCAGCGCGATGGCCCCGTGACCAGGACGCGCCGGCTCAGAGGGCGGCCACCGTGATATCACGGAACTGGGCCACGGTGGAGGAGCTGCCGGACGCCAGCCCGAAGTACCCGCCCCGGTTGGCCGTGTTGTTCGCCGTGACCGACGTCGGACCGACGTCGGTCCGCCGGACGATGACCTGGGTGGGGGTGACGTCGATCTGGAAGGTCATCCAGGCGCCGGACGCTGGGGCCGAGGTGGCCGCGCTCCCGAGTGAGGTGCCGCTGGACACGCCGGCCGTGTGGGTGAACAGCTCCAGGCTCCCCGAGCCCCGGAACACGAAATGGTACCCGTTCTTGTTCGTGGTGGCCTGGTGCGCGTACGGCTCGTCACTGGTGTGGCCGAAATACACGTCCGAGTGCTCGGTGGACAGCGGCAACGTGTTCCACCGCATACCGAACGAGATTCGGTAGCCGTTGGCTGAGGCACCGGGGTCCGGCACCGGGCACATGGACCCCATGGACAGGGTGGCCGTCGTGCCCTGGGCGAGCTGCACCAGCCCGTTCGCGGCGTCGATCGTCACCAGCTTGTTCGTGGCGCCCTCGTACTCCCCGGCGCGCCGCACCCCGCCGCTGAAGCCGTCCACCGTGAACTGGGCCAGGTCGTCGCTCAGGTAGAGCGGCGCCGTGCCCATGAACGCGTTGACCCCCAGCGCCTTCAGCCGGTCGCGCTCGGAGCGCAACCGCACGACGAACCCGATCACGGTCACGCCAAGCGCGGCGGCCTGGGTGCAGGTGTAGGCGATGTTGGCGTCCGTGTCGGCCACGTCCACCCCGATAGCGTCGTTAGGCCCCGTGAGGGTGGCCAGGACGGCGTCAATCAGGCTGTGGGAGTCCCCGGAGGTCATGTACACCCAGAGCGGCAGGCCGGCGGCCCGGGCCGTCAGAGCGTGGTTCGGGAGCGAGCCGTTGGCGTTGCGGTTGAACTTCCAGACCATCCAGTTGCCTGGGCTGGCGAACGTGGTGGCGGCCCGGAGCGTGCGCGTGGTGTCGCTCTTGGGCTCCAGGAACACCACGCCGTGGCGCTCCCAACGTCGGAGCTCGTTGCCGAGCACGGGCACCCGCTGGGACGCGCTCCAGCCCGGGCCGAGGGCCGAGGCGCCGATGTCGATGATGGGGACGCTGGTGAGCTGGGCGAGCGAGTAGTCCACCACGTTGCCACTGGCCGACGTCGTGCGGTCCACCGTGGAGTCGTGCATGACGATCATGTGGCCGTCCGCCGTGGGCTGGGCCGACATCTCGATAGCGACCTGGGACTCCAGCGCACTCTGGGAGCCAATCTCGCTGTTCTCCGGGTACTGGTCCGCACCCCCGAGCCGGTGGCCGATCACCCGGTAGGTACCGGCGGCCGGCGTGGTGTAGAACGCGGCCACCAGGTCTGTGTTGGCGACGGCGGCCTGGGCGGTCGCCAGGGCCGAGGTGGCCGTGAGGTCGGCCACCTGGATGCCGGTCTGGATGTACTGGTCCCTGGCCGAGTCGTACGGCGTCACGCCGTCGGTGGACGGCAGAATCGTGTACGCCACTGTTCAGCCAATCGTGAAGGGGATGGTCACGGCACCGATGGCCGCGTAGGTCTGGGCGGGGTCGGTGCTGTCCTGGACGCGCTCCAGCTCCAGCGCGGTGTCGTTGGCGCTCACCGGGTTGGCCATCCGAGACACCGAGGTGACGATGTAGGTGGCCCCGGTGACCTCGTCCCGGAACCGGTCGCCGGTCTTGACGTTGACCCCGGGAGAGACGCGGCCTCGCGCGTAGACCACGCTCTGGGCCCGGTCGTCGGCCTGCCGCGTCGTTGCCCGAGTCTGTTCGATGATCGACATGGCCAGGCCGGTCTGGAGTGCGGTGTCCACGTCCGTGACGTCCCCGAAGACGTTGGCGCCGGCCCCCCGGAGCTGAGTGTAAAGGCCGGTCGCCAAGCCGTGCATTCAGGCCCCCCGGCGACCGCGTACGGCGTGCTTCCGCGCGGGTAGACGGCGGTAGCGAACAACCTTTCCGCCCTTGGTCTGGTGCGCCTTTTTCCGGGCGTATCGACGCAACCGAGGGTTGGCGAAAAAGTAGCGCCACTGGGCCTTGCTCTCGTAGCCGCTCATATCGGCAGCTCCTCCCAGTCCCCGCCGCTGAAGTAGTCGCCGGTTTCGGTGAGGAAGAATGCCGGTCCGGACAGCCCCTGGGGGATGTCCAGGTCCGCCACGCGCTCGGTGCGCGCGCCCTTGTGGCTCAGGTTCTTCAGGGACCGGGCGGCCAGCGGCGCGAGGTACTTGGCCCACTGGGCCCGAGACTGGACGCTCAGGCCGTCCTGAGAGAGGCTGTCGAACTGGGAGCGGCCCACGAGGTCCGGCTGGGTGGGAATCCAGCGAGCTTGCCAGCAGATGGCCACCTGAATGGCCTGGATGTCGCGCGCCGACATGCCGGCCGAGGCTGCCGCCGTCCGGTTGGCGACGATCGACACGATGCTGTCCGCCATCGCGATGTAGGTGGTGGACGCGCTCGCGCCGGTCACGTTGGCGACGTCGGTGGGGGTGATGCCCCACGTGTTCACGGTGACGGCCACGGCGGCCTCCTCTCACGACGTCGGACCGGGCACCGAGCGGCCGGCAGGAGGCACCCCGGACCGGCCGCTCGGTGGTTCACTCGGTGGTCTGGTCCGGGCGCTGGCCGACGCCGAGGTGTCCCGTCGGCATCGTCTCGCGCTCGGCCAGGGTGGTGCCTCCCAGGTCGCCCAGGGCCGCGCTCGGGGTGTAGGTGTGGGCGGCCTCGTCGGGGGCCTGGAGCGACGCCGGCACGACGGCCACGGCGTACACCAGGTCCACGGTCAGCGCGTCCTCGTCGTCGGCGCCGATCACCTGGTCCAGCTCGGCCGCGCCTGTGGGGTGCAGGCCGTTGCCGAGCGCGAACTGGAGGGTGGCCACCTTGTTCGATTCGTGCATCGTGGCCATGCTGCCGTCCTCGTCCGTCCAGTCGGACGCGGCCTCGGCACCGGGCACGTTGCGCGCCACGACGGGCTTGGCGACGTGGAACACCCAGCGGAAGCGGCCATCGGCCGGCCACCGGTCGCCGCCGGGTGTCCGGCGCTGGACGATCTCCTCCACCGACAGGACGTGCTCGTCGGGGGGCTGGGCGCCCGGGCGCGGCTCGGCGAACGAGGGGACGTCGCGCCGGAGCTCCCCGGCGCCCTCGGCCAGCTCGGCGTTGGTCTCGGCGCCCTCGGACTCCACCGGGGGCTGGGCCACGCTGTCCCGCGTGGTGGGCCTGCTCTTGGGGGGCATGACGGTCTCCTCTCGCGTTCATCGACCAGCGTGCCCCGGTGCCGGCCGGGGGTCGAATCCAGCCGGCACCGGGTGCGTTGCTGGTCCTAGCCGGTCTTCTCGGCCAGGGCGAACGCGTTCTCCGTGCCGAGGACGAACCCCCGGCGCATGGCCGCCTTCATCAGCGCCTCGTCCGTCAGGAAGCCGACGCCGTTGGCCGCGCGCTGGATCGCGAACCCCGGGTTGGGGGTGGCGATCTGCGCCGACAGGTTGGCCATGCCCTTGATCAGGAAGTCCCGGTTGCCGAACGCCAGGAGCGGGTTGCCGGTGGGCGAGCTGGTGTTGGTCGCGCTCACCCGGAAGCCCATCGACCACGTGACCGGGAACCCGAACAGGGTGGCCGTCGGGCGGCCCTGGTCCGTGGACTCGAAGAAGATCGGCTTGCCGGTCGTGTCGACCACGTTCCGGAGCGCGACCTTCCAGGCCGGCGACGCGACGACGAACGTGTTGCCCTCGTCGTAGAAGTCCCCGGCCTCGATCAGGGCCAGCACGTTGGACAGCGCGATGTAGCCGGCGGCGCCGGACGCCGTGGTGGAGAAGTTGATGGCCCGGTAGTTAGTGTCCGCCGTGTAGGCGAACGAACCCGAGGCCGAGTTGGTGGTCCGGAGCGCCTTGTACAGCGAGGTGTACAGGATCGTGGTGCCGTTCTCCGTGCCCGAGGTGCCCAGGGTGGCGTTGTCGAAGAACTTGGCCATGTTCCTGGCCGCGCCGATGCGCTTGGTGGCCAGGACGTCCACCGACGTGTCCGTCAGGTCCTCCTCGGCCACGCGGAGCACACCACCGGCCTTGCGCGCGGTGAGCTGGACGTAGTCGTTGGTGCCGGCGGTCTCGGTGTAGCTCGCGCCCTTGGCCACGGAGCTGATGGCGAACTCGCCGGACCGGGGCACCTGCTTGGTGTCGGTCAGCATCCGCTCGGGCCGCGCCAGCGCCTCGGTGGCGCTGTTGGTCATCAGGGCCTGGATGGCCACATCGCCAGTCTCGACGGCGATCCAGCCGGTACCGAATGTCTCGCGTGCCACGTCATCTCCTCGGCTCGGCACGATGATGGTTGTTGATCATCGCCCAGCCGTCCGGCTGTGGCAGGTGCCGTGCCGCGCTAACGTCCGTCAGCGGGGTGATACGGCGTTCAGCGACCACCGTATCACCCCGCTTGACCTGGAGCCCTAGCGGCGCGTGCTCCGGTTCACCGTGAACCCGGCCGACTCCAGGAGCCGGCGGGACGTCCGGTCACTGGCCGTCTCGGCCGCGCCACCGGACCGGTTCGGGGTCCGGCGCACGGCCGGCAGCTTGCGCCGGGGGTCGCCCCTGGGCGCGCCCTGGAACAGCGAGGGGTACTCCTGGACGAGCTCGTCCACCTCGTCCTCCAGGTCGAACACCCCGTTGTCGTCCGGCTCCACGTTCTCCAGGTCCAGGAGCTTGGCCAGCCGGACGGCTTGCTTGGCCGTCCCGGAGAACCCGGCGGCGGCCAGGTGGGTGGCGGCGGCCTGCTGGGCGGCCACCTGCCAGCCCCCGGCGCTCGCGCTCGCTGGACCCCTTGCCCTCGTCGTCGCCCTCGTCCTCGACGTCTCCGACGGCGTTCCGCCGGACCGGCCGGCCCTGGCCCTTCAGGAGCCGCGAGATCCGGTCCTCCTGGCGCGCCAGCTTCCGCTTGGCTCTGGCCCACTCGGCCGCCGTCGGGGGCTCCTCGTCCCCGGCCGGCGGGTTGGCGTCCGGGCCGTCCTCGTCGTCATCGTCGCTGGGCGGCGCGTCGTCGGCGCCCCCGGTCCGTCGCCCAGGTCCCCCAGGTCGTCCAGGTCCGGGTTGCCGTCGTCCTCGGCCATGCGTGCCTCCTTACCGGCCCGTCCGGGCCCTCGTACGAGCCCGGTCCCGGGCTCGCTGTGTGATCACGGCCCGGGCCTGTGGTGACCCTGGCCGGAACCGGAACTGGCCGTCCCGGAAGTTGCGGCGCGCCCGGTCGATCACCGAGCGCGGGAGCTGGACCAGCGCGGCGTCCGGCAGGCCGGTGGCGCCGTTCACCAGCCGGTCCACAGCCCTGAAGCGTGCCGGGTTGCTGGCGTAGTCGCTCAGCCCCCGGGCGATCGATCGGGCGGCCTCGCGCGCCAGCCCGATGTCCAGCTCCCCGGGCCGGAGGTTCGTCCGGTCGAGCTGGCACCGGCAGTTGGGATGCAGGGGCGGCCCCACCAGCGGCCCGTAGGGCCTGAGTGGGTGGTCACCGTAGCTCAGGCCCGAGGGGAACTCACCATACGGCGCGATGACGCGGCCGGCGTAGGCCAGGCAGTGCAAGCACGCGTTGCGCTCGGCCACCCAGACCAGGCTCCAGCCGGACTCTGCGGCGGCCTGGTGCTTGCCCATGGCCAACGACCGGTGGACCACCCAGCCGGCGTCCGTCTCCAGCCCGGTGACGGCGCGCCGAGCGGCGGCCAGGACGGCGGCCACGTCCCCCGGGCGCTCCAGCGGGAGCACCTGAGCGAGCTCGACAGCGCGCACCAGCCGGCCGCGCGCCCGGTCGTCGGCGCCCATGACCACGCGCGCCAGCACGCCGTCGGGCACGGCGGGACCGGTCTGCACCCCGCCGAGCACCTGACGCCGGCCGAGCCTCCAGGCCAGGGTCATGGCCGAGACCAAGAGCTCAGCGGCGCGCGGCTGGATGCTCTGGAGCACGCGCTCCACCACGGACCGGAGGTCTTGGCCGCGCCGGCCGTGCTCTTGGGCGGCCAGGATGACGGCTGTGGCCGCCGCGAGCTGGCGTCGTAGGTCTCGCGATGCGAGCTCGGCCTGTCGGTCCTCCAGCGTGGTGGCCGCGTGCTCGTTGCGCTCCTGGCGCTCGGTCACCATGCCGGGAGCACTCCGGCCAGGCCCAGCATGACCTCCAGCACCAGCGGCATGGACGGCGGCCCGGCGGCCCGGTGCCGGCGTTGTTGTACCGGCGCCGTCGCGCTCTTGTATGTCGAGTGGAGGCGTCTACCCCCCGTCCTGATGCTGTGACGTGCGACACGTACCCGGTGGCGCGCGGACGTCGACAGCCCCAGCCCGATCACGGCTTGCCCCCGGCCGGCGGCGTGCTCGGGGACTTGGGCGGCCCCTTGCCCCCGTCCGCGTCCGTGGCGGCCAGCTCGGCCATCTGGTCCATCATCTCCTGTTGCTTGCGCTCGGCCTCGGCCGCCCACTCCTCGGCCTGCTCAGCGGTGTACCCGGCCTCGGTGAGTGTCTGCTCCTGGGGCACGCCGTACTGTTGCTTCAGCCCGATGACCTGCCAGTCCTCCAGGGACGTGGCCTGGTCCACGGGCTCCCACTGGATGTCCAGCTCGCGGACCTTGATCCCCATCAGCTTCAGGGCGAACAGCCACTCCTCACGGAGCGCGCCGCGCTGGAGTGTCTGGAGCCGCTGGATCGACGCCACCAGCGGCGCCTCCTCGCGGCGCCGGCTCTCGCCGCTCGGCGCCGTGCCCAGGGACGACTCCTCGGGCCAGAAGTGCCAGGCCGGCGTCCCGGTGAGCGTGCTCATCAGCTTGATGTAGGTGATGGCGGGCTCCAGGAACAGCTCGGGCGTGGCAGCCTCGAACTGGCCCACCTCCTTGGTGCCCGGGAAGGTCTGGAGCGAGCCGGGGGCCGCTCGGAGCTGGGAGCTCGTCCCGCCAGTCGCCTGGACGCCGGCCGTGCTGAACACCTCGGCCAGCTCGTCGTCCAGGAACTCGGGCGTGTCGTTGTTGTCGTCCAGATCGGCGTCCGGGTCCAGGAGCCGGTACCGCTGGGGCCAGCCCTGGGAGTCCGAGGTGTCGAGCTGGGTGCACAGCATCTTGGTCACGGCGTTCTGAGCGCCGTAGCCATCCTCATGGACCGGGCGCCCGTAGGGCAGGCCCGTCCGGTGATGGAAGAACGGAATCTCCCCGGTGGGGTTCTCCTCCACCGGCTCGGTGACCGACTCGCCCTCGGCCGTCTCTTCCGCGAACTCGGCCCAGCCCTCGGCCTGGTCAAGCTGGCCGTTCTCCAGGCTCACCCAGTGCTCTATCGTGCCGGCGTAGAACAGGTCCACGCGCCACACCCTGGTGTCGGCGCCGTCGCCCGCACTGATCTCCCAGCGTCGGATGGCGAACGACTTACGCCGCTCGTTCTCCGGGTCATAGATCACCCGGCAGTGCTTGGGATCATGGACCGTGAACTCCACCCCGGCCTGGACCAACTCCTCGTCGGCCGGGCTCGCGCCCTCCAGCTCCTCGTCCTCGTCGTCCACGAGCGGCCACACCATGACGTAGGCGTCCCCGAACGTGAACGTCTTCCAGATGAGCTCGGGGTACCACACGTCCATGTCGTTGGCCTGCCACGCCTGATCGATCAGCGTGGTGGCCCGGTCGTCCGTGGGCGCCTTAATCGTGTTGATCTTGCACCTGTCGACGCGCGAGCGCACCGGAACGCCGAGCAGGTTGAACCGGTAGCGCCGGCTCGCGGCCCTTCAGCTTCTGGGCCACCTGGCCGTCGCTGGCGAACACCTCGTCCACGCGGCCCTCGGCGTAGTGCTGAGCCTCCAGGTACGCGGCGTAGTTCTCCTCCAGCTCGGACCAACCGAGCAACAGGTCCGCGATGCTCACGACGCCTCCAGGTAGCTGTCCGTCCGGGGCGTGGTGGCCAGCTTGCGGCCCTTCCCCAGGTAGTGCTGAACGCCGATCACGGCGGCGTCCACCACATCATCGTAGGCGTGACGTGGGAAGCCAACGGCCTGCTCCTCCAGTGTGGCGTGGCGCTGGGTGTGCCACACCCGTCGTCTCTGCCAGAATTCCAGGGCCGTCGCGAACCGTACGTCCTTGCTCTCCGTGCTGTTGATCGTACGCACCCGGACGTTGGGGAGGCCGGTGAAGACGTCCCGCCACAGGTCGCCGCCCTGGTTGGTCTCCACCACCACCTCGGACACCTCGGGGTACTCGGCCAGGAGCTCCACCACCCGGGCTTTCAGGTGCTGGCCGGTGAGCCGGACCTGAGCCGAGTAGCGGATGATCACCCCCGCCTCGTTGATGATCTTCCCCCGAGGGTGCACCCGATCCGGACGTAGGCGCTGTTCCGGCAGCTTGCCGACGATGGCCAGCCCGGTGTAGTCGCTCGTTTTCCTTGCTCGTGACGGCGGGGTCAATGGCCAGGCACCAGCGCACGGCGCGCCGATTGTCGGGCTCCCCGTACTGGAAGTCTTCCTTACGCCAATACTGGCCCTCGCGCGCCATGGGGTCATTGTCGAAATTCTTGGCGAATGACCGGGTGTGCCGGAATTCCTGGAGCCATGTAATCGGCCACTTCTCTGGCCAGATAGAGCGCTCGGTCCCGTCGTCATTGATCAGAATGGGCCGGAAGTAGTGGGCCTGGAATTTCTCGTCCGCTATCCACTCGGCGGTTTCCACCCCGGTGGCGTGCTTTACGTGCTGGTGCATGATCGATCCGGGCATGGTGACAGTGCCCACCATGATCACGGCGGCGTAGATGTTCAGCGGGAGGATGGCGTCCGTCACCGTGCCCAGCCGCTTCTCGGCC